TAAGATTATTCGTTCGGCAAACACTAACTTGTATATTGACAATAACAATAAACAAATACAAAAAGTTAAAGTTGATTATGCCAATGGTCATGGTGTGTTTGCACAAGGTGAAACTATTCGTGACAAAGCAAATGGTGTATTCGGAACGGTAGAATATTTTAGCAATACATCAACAGGAATTTTAGTTGCTACTGGATTGAATAAAACTATCTCGGTTGGTAATAGACTAACAGGTGATTACAGTAATGCTGTATTCAATGTAGCATCCTTATCATCGAATGCAATCGAAGTAACTAATATTATGACCAGACCCAATCCGATTGATGCGATGCCAGATGATGAATTCGGTTTCTCCGAGACGATTATAACTTACCCCAATACATTATGAAAAAACTAAATGAAAATCTATCCGATTTATTTGATGTAGAACCCATTCAGACTGTTGAACAAAAAACAACAGTTCCAGTGGTGATAGACCACGATGATTCTGTTGTGTCGGATGCACAATTTGCCAGAGAAAATATACGAGAACTGATTAGCAAAGGCAACTCTGCCATCGACCAACTACTTCTTGTTGCGAGAGATACAGAACATCCACGTGCCTACGAAGTTGCTGCTGGATTGATAAAGAATTTGGGTGACCTAAATAAAGACTTGTTAGAGATACAAAAACGTAAAAGAGATTTAGCACCCAAAGAAACTGCACAGTCGAGTGGACTAAGTATTGATAAGGCAGTCTTTGTTGGTTCAACCGCAGAGTTAATAAAACTAGTTAGGAACAAATAATGGAAACACTAATTGAACAGCTCAAAGTTATTTTAGGAACAAACTTTGCTTTGTATCTAAAGGCACATGGTTATCATTGGAATATTGAAGGTGCAAACTTTCCGCAATATCATGATTTCCTGAGTGATTTCTATACTTCTATATTTGAACAGACAGACCCTATTGCAGAACATATTCGTGCATTGAATTCATATGCACCAGGTTCTCTTGCTCGTATGTTGGAACTTGCAGACATTCAAGAAGCAACATCAATACCCGATGCAATGGCAATGATGCGTGACCTTGCTGCCGACAATGACCGTTTTATTATTCATCTTCGTGCTGGCATTGTTGCTGCCGAAGGTGCGAACGAACCTGCTGTTGGTAATTTTTTACAAGACATATTAGACGCACACCAGAAAAAAGGATGGATGTTGAGAAGCATCGCAAAATAAATTATGGATGACGGATACCTTGGTAATGCCCGCCTAAAACGAACAGGCACTGAACTATCCTACACAGAAGAACAAGTAATAGAAATTGCAAAGTGTGCAGAAGACCCTGTATACTTTATCAAAAACTATGTAAAAATTGTCAACGTAGACCGTGGTCTTATCCCATTTGACATGTGGGATTTTCAAGAGGACATGGTTCGCACATTTCACAATAACCGATTTACCATTGCAAAGATGCCACGACAGGTGGGTAAGACAACTACCACTGTCGGATATATGCTATGGGCAGCAATCTTCAATGAAGAATATACTGTTGGTATTCTTGCCAACAAAGGTCAGTTGGCACGTGACATTCTAGGTCGTATTCAAAAGGCATACGAATATCTACCATCGTGGTTACAACAAGGTATTATGACTTGGAACAAAGGTTCGTTAGAGTTAGAGAACGGTTCTAAGATATTTGCGTATGCCACATCAGCAGCAGGTGTTCGTGGTGGTACATATAACTTAATCTTCCTTGATGAGTTTGCATTCGTTCCACACAACATGGCAGTTGAGTTCTTCACATCAACCTATCCTGTTATCTCATCTGGTCAAACATCCAAAGTTATTATCGTTTCAACTCCTAATGGATTGAATCTATTCTACAAGATGTGGACAGATGCCATTGAAAATCGTTCCACATATAAGACAGTTGAAGTTCACTGGTCACAAGTTCCTGGTCGTGATGCAAAGTGGAAAGAAGAAACAATACGAAACACATCAGAAGAACAGTTCCGTCAAGAGTTTGAAACCGAGTTCATTGGTTCAAATGCTACGTTGATATCAGGCAGTAAACTCAGGTCATTGGCATTCCACAATCCAATTCATACAGAAGAAGGATTGGATATCTACGAACAACCCATACCCAATCATTTATACATTGCAAGTGTGGATTGTTCAGAGGGTGTACTGCTAGATTACTCTGCGATAAATATACTTGATGTGACACAAGTTCCCTACCGTCAGGTAGCCAAGTTTCGCAGCAATAAGATACCCTTATTATTCCTTCCAACAATAATCTATTCATTGGCCAAGAAGTATAATGAAGCGTTTGCTTTGATTGAAACCAACAACATTGGTCAACAAGTGGTGGATATTCTACATTATGATCTGGAGTATGAGAACATTTACAAGACTGAACAGCATCACATCAAAGGTCAGTCTATCTCTTCAGGATTCAAACGGTCAACATCGTTTGGTGTCAAGACAACAAAATCAGTCAAGAAGATTGGTTGTGCCAACTTGAAGACACTGATTGAAAACGATAAACTTATTATCAGTGATTTTGATACGATTGCCGAACTGAATACATTTGTTCGTGTTCGTGATAGTTATGCTGCCGAAGAGGGCAGCAACGATGATTTGGCTATGGGATTAGTATTATTTGCATGGTTGACAGCACAGTCATTCTTTAAAGATTCAACTAACATAGACATACGTCAGTTTATGTTGGCAGAACAAAATTTGTTGGGTGAAGAAGAATTAGCTCCTGTTGGTATATTTGATGATGGTCGTAAAGAGGAAGTGACTATAGATTCAGGTGATGTTTGGTCTGAACGTGGTTATCTTAACGAAAGATTGTAAAAAACTAAATACATCATAAATAACAATACCCCTTAACTAAAGGAGAAATCCAATGGCATTTCAATTATCACCAGGAATTAACACATCGGAAATTGATTTCACGACTGTGGTACCTTCTGCTATTTTAACCGCAGGTGGTTTTGCAGGAAACTTTAATTGGGGACCAGCAAATGAAGTAACTACTATTACTGACGAAACTCGTCTTGTCGCTCGTTTTTCAAAACCAGATAATACAAATTATGAAGATTGGTTCTCAGCAGCAAACTTCCTAGCATACTCAGGTAACTTACAAGTTGTTCGAGCAGCGAACACAACATCAACACGCAATGCTACTGCAAACGGCACTGGCATTCTGATTGAAAATGAAACAGATTATACAAACAACCACGAAACAGCAACAAATACTGCATACGGTCCGTTTGCGGCACGTTATGCAGGAGCACTAGGAAATACACTGCGTGTTTCTATTTGCTCATCGTCACAAGCATTCTCTTCAAATTTAACTTCAACCGATTCAATGAGAGCAAACTCGTTGAACTATCTGGTTGATAATACTACAGTTATTAATGTTAATGGTACCGCAAATGCAGGTGCTAACATAGTGGCAGGTGATTTAATTTCTATCGACAATGGTTCATCGTTTATTCGTGTTGCATCTGTCAATGCTACTGCTATTACTATTGCTACTGCACTGACTGCTAACCTTGCATTAGGCACAGCAATCACACGTAAATGGCAATATGCTGATCAATTTGGTGTAGCACCAGGAACTTCTGCGTATGCTTCTTCTAAAGGTGGAAGCAACGATGAATTGCATGTTATCGTTCTTGATGAAGATGGTAAATTTTCTGGAACGGCAAATACAGTTATTGAAAAATATGCTTTCCTTTCAAAAGCAACTGATGCTATTTCGAGTGAAGGCAATTCAAACTACTATAAAAATGTTATCAATCAACTGTCGCAATATGTGTGGTGGATGGGTCATCAACCAGGTTCTACCAATTGGGGAACTGCTGCTCTTGGAGTAACTTTTGATGCCATTCGTTCACCATTCTCCGCTTCAATGAGTTCGGGTGCTGATGGAACAATCGGGACATCGGAAATTGTTACTGCATATGGTAAGTTTTCAAATGCCGATGAAACTAACATTTCTTTGTTAATTTCTGGTGCAGGTAATTTGACAACAGCAGTTTCACTTATTGCTTTAGCTGAATCTCGCAAAGATTGTATGGTGTTCTTGTCACCACCTAAATCAACAGTTGTGAATAACGCAGGTAACGAAGCATCTGGTATCTCTTCTTATCGTGATACATTGACTTCATCTTCATATGCCACAATGGATTCAGGTTACAAATATCAATACGACAAATACAATGATGTATATCGTTACGTTGCATTGAACGGTGACATTGCTGGTCTATGTGCTCGCACTGATTCAGAGCGTGACCCTTGGTATTCACCAGGTGGTTTATCACGTGGACAAATTAAAAACTTAATTAAGCTTGCCTATAACCCAACCAAAGCAGACCGTGATACTTTGTATGTAAAAGGTATCAATCCTGTAGTAACATTTCCAGGAGAAGGCACAGTTTTGTTTGGAGATAAAACTTTATTGAACAGACCTTCCGTATTTGACCGCATCAATGTTCGTAGGTTGTTTATTGTGCTAGAAAAATCTATCGCTCGTGCAGCACGTTCTTCTCTCTTTGAGTTTAATGATTCTTTCACAAGAGCACAGTTCGTTGGTATCGTAGAACCATTCCTAAGAACAGTTCAAGGACGCCGTGGTATTACCGATTTCCGTGTCGTGTGTAACGAAACAAATAACACACCAGACATTATTGATAACAATCAATTTGTTGGTGATATTTACATTAAACCTGCTCGTTCTGTCAATTTCATTCAACTTAACTTTGTTGCCGTAAGAACAGGTGTTGCATTTGAAGAAATCGTTGGACGAATCTAATAAATAAGAAAAATACAAGGAGAAAAAAATGTCGTTTAATGTAAGCACATTTAGAAATTCAATGACGTATGATGGCGCCAGACCAAATTTATTTGAGGTAGTCTTAACTGGTGTGCCAGCAATTGGTGAACTTAGTCTTGAAGACTTTACTTTCAAGTGTAAGTCAGCACAAATTCCAGGTTCAACGCTTGGAGTAGTAACTGTTCCTTATTTTGGTCGTGAAGTAAAATTTGTAGGCAATAGAACATTTGCTGATTGGACTGTAACTGTTATTAACGATGAAGACTTCAAAGTTCGTAAGTTTTTTGAACGATGGATGAATGTTATCAATAGTCATGAAACCAATACTAGGGGTGCAGGATTTAATCAACCCAATTCATATGTCGGGCAAGCCATAGTTAGACAATACACTAAGACTGGTCAAAGTCCTACTTCCCTACAATATAAATTTGTTGATATTTTTCCAACAGATTTGTCGGCAATTGATTTGGATTGGGGTTCGAATGATACTATTGAAGAGTTTACTGTCAACTTTACTTATCAGTATTGGACTTCATCGGTAACTCCTAGTTCTGGACAAGCAGTTCAAGTTCAGAATGCTCAACAGGATGCTACGTTTAATACTAATGGTTTTTCAGGCACTCCTGTAACACCAAACAATCAGGCATAATATTTGAGCACAAAAGAACAATCACGTTCTTTTTCTATAGAATGAGAAATTAATGGCAATCAAACTTTTTGGTTTTACTTTAGGTAGCAAGGATGTTGTTCAGGTTGAGAAGCCTGAACAACCTTCTTTTACGCTTCCTACTGCTGCACTGGATGACGGTGCAGTAACTATTACTCAGAATGCTCATTACGGAACCTACGTTGACTTAGAAGGTTCTGTTCGTAATGAGATAGAGTTGATTACTCGATATCGTGAAATGTCCAACCATCCTGAATTGGATATGGCCATTGGTGAGGTTGTAAATGAAGCAATCACACACGATAAGTCTGGTAAGGTTCTCAAGATTGTTCTGGATGATTTAAAACAACCAGCATCAATCAAGAAGAAAATAGAAGAAGAGTTTGATGCTATTTTAAAAATGCTAAACTTTTCTAATCTTGCCGATGATTTGTTTAGACGTTGGTATATTGATGGTCGTTTATTCTATCAAGTAATTGTAAATGAAAAAACTCCTAATCAGGGTATTCAGGAACTACGATACATTGATCCACGAAAGATTCGTAAAGTTCGTGAGATTAAAAAAGACCGTGACCCAAAAACTGGTGCAACGATTATCAAATCGATTGCCGAATACTACGTGTTTAATGACCGTGGAACAGCACAACAAACATTTACTGCACAAGTAAATCAAGGATTACGCATCTCTCCAGACTCAATCATTAACGTGAACTCTGGTATGATGGATGCAAAGAATACATTCGTTATTTCTTATCTACACAAGGCAATCAAACCACTCAATCAACTTCGTATGATTGAAGATGCGATTGTCATCTACCGTATTAGTCGTGCTCCTGAACGCCGTATATTCTACATTGACGTTGGTAACTTGCCTAAAGGTAAAGCAGAACAGTATCTTCGTGACGTTATGGTTAAGTATCGTAACAAAATGGTGTACGATGCAAACACTGGTGAGCTACGTGATGAACGTAAACACATGTCGATGCTTGAAGATTTCTGGTTGCCACGCCGTGAAGGTGGTAAAGGCACAGAGATTACTACGTTGCCAGCAGGTCAGAACTTAGGTGAACTGGAAGATGTTAAATACTTCCAGAAAAAACTTTTACAATCGTTGAATGTTCCTTATTCACGACTTGAACCACAAGAAGGTGGATTTGCTGGTCTAGGTCGGTCACAAGAAGTTACACGTGATGAATTAAAGTTTGCTAAGTATATACAACAGTTACGTAACAAGTTTACTAATCTATTCGATGAAGCATTGGGTGTTCAGTTATCGTTAAAGGGTATCTGTACATTAGAAGAATGGGAAGACTTTAAGGATGATATCTATTATGACTTCCTTAAAGATAATAACTTTACTGAAATGCGTGAGTCGGAGTTGTTACAGAACCGCATTCAAATGGTGGCAACACTTGATCCATTTATTGGTCGTTATTTCTCACAACAGTTTGTCAAACAGAAAGTGTTGATGATGACTGAAGAAGAGATTGAAGAAATGCAGAAACAGATTGTGTACGAGAAAGAAAACTTGCCTGACTTTATGCAAGGTCCAGTTATGGGTGGTGGTCAGGAACAACAAGGTGAAGACCCGAACCAGTATCCTCCAGAGAATAATACTGAAGAAGCTGATGATGCACCTGAATCGTTGACTCCACAATTGGATTCATCGTTAAACAAAGCGGTAACAAAACGCTAAATAGGAGATATTATGGAAAATATTAATAATTTTATAAACAGTATTGCTGCTGGTGACAATGTAACAGCCAAGGAAGAATTGGAAGAGTTGCTTTCTTCTAAGGCATTTGATGCTCTTCAATATCGTAAGCAAGAGATTGCATCCACATTATTTGGTGGTGAGCAAGAAGAAGAATACTCAGAAGAGGAAATTGAATCCGAAGAATGAAAGCACTAGACGAATTCAAACTTATTGTTGAAGAAGACAAGAAGGCAGACTACTCTAAGTTTGATGCTTTGATTCGTGCTGGTCTGGCCAATAA